CTTATCGATGTAGTCTTTCAAGGCGGCGTTTTGGGTGCCTATCTTACTCTTGTACTTGTCTATCAGTTCTTTATCGCCTAGTTTCTCAGCGACGTGGAGCTTTTCCTTATTCGCCCTGATAGACCTCTCTAGAGCTCTCTGCTTAGCTTCCGCGTTGGCGTTCTCTATCGCTTGCTCTGAACTAACCGAATCGACGTCCTCGCCCAAATCAGGCTTGTAATTAGCCCCTGGGATGAATGGAGTTAGCATGTGACCGCAGTTAATACCAAGGCACCCTTCAGGCCGACCGTAACCATAATCTGACAAAGCTAAAATCTTCTCGCCATGTTCGACCCTAGCCCGGCCAGTCGTTACTATCTCATGCTGCAAAGGGGCGCACGACTTGCGAGCTGACGCCTTTTTTGAAAAATAAAAGGTATCAATGCCCAGCTCTTCAGCTGGTCTAGTTCGCATTTCTCGATAAGTTCGATAGGTTGTAGTCTTGATGACTGTCCTTGCGTAATTGTCAACCTTCCAGTTACGCCCCGCGCTGTCCTTGAAACCTTGAAAACCTTTCTCTTGCCACTTCATGACCGTGTCAGAGATAGCCTTATCAGCCGTTGACAAGCCTGTGACCACTCTTGCGACAGATTGCTCCACAATTCCTTGATAAGCGCCAATAACAGCCTTTGGCAAGGTTGTGTTGATAAGGTTATTAAGGTCACCGATAGCTTGATTAGCATAATCGGCAAGAATTTCTTGAATGTGATTGCTGTTCCCTGCAGATCCACGGCCTAAGTCTTCCATAAGCTGTTGCTTCGTGTCTGTGTAGAGCTTCAGGCCTTCATTCTCGACAATGTGACGTAATTGCTCTTCAGCGACTCCAGAGTATTTAGAGATTAGCTTCAGGTTCTCCTCGTTCAGCATGTGCATCTGTTGCATCTTCTCAAGTTGCCAGATATACGGTTGCTTATCAAGATAGACCGTGCCACGTTCAGTCACACGTTCGACCACGTTATCAAACAAATCCAAGGCTAACTGATGATAGATATCTGCGACATTGCTCGCTTGAAGCAGCAGTTGCTCATCATTGAACTGGATTGGCGGTCTCTTCTTTGACATTTAATCACTCTCCATACAAGTCTATATCCTCTTGCGTTCGCTGGCTGTTAGCCGTGTCCATTGTCTCCTGATTGATTGCCCGAATCATTTTCTTAGCGTCGACTTCTGACATATTAAAAGCCTTCTGGATAGCGTGAGCCTTGCTGACAATACCACTGGCCAAAGCCTTAGTCCAATAATCAAGCTCGTTGTTCTTGTCTGTGAATACTCCGTCATCGAGATTGATTGCAATCTTCTCCATTTGAGGAATCGGGCCGTTGTATAGACCGTAAAGGCTGCCGAGCTCACAGATTGAGATGATGAGCTCTTTCAGTGACTGCTCTACCAAGCTGACAATACTGTTTCTCATTTGGTAAGTATCAGAGTTTTCAGAAACGACCTCTGTCGCAGTCTTCAAGCTCTGCCCGTCAAATGTAAACATTCCAGCCGATACACCTAGGAGCATTTCAAAAAGCGCTAGGCCTTCGTTAATGGTCTTGATGTAATCATCTGCCCTGATTGCTGTTGTCAGGTCTGTGATGCTTCCGCCATCCATGTCGTTAGTAGATAAGCGTAAGTAGACATTCTGTTCAGTATCAAAGCGCTTGACAAGCTGGACATCTCCGTCCTGATTAACCATTCTAGTTTCTGTCAGATTTTCGGGAACGGCCACTCGACGTTGGCCCATCTTGACTTCCCACTTGAACTCATCATAAGTGGTATTGATGAAATCAATCGTACTCTTGGCATTATCGAAGATTGATAAACCAAGAGGCGAATTGATGTCCTTGTTGTTCATCCCAGGAGGTTTCAAGTAAGAAAAAAGTGGTCTAGTTAGACCGTCAAGTTCAACTTGTTCTTCTAGATCCTCGTAGACTTCAGCTAGAGGCACACGTCCACCTACTTGTTCAGAGCTTTCAGACCTGTATAGCTCGTTTGAAATGATGTATTTCCCATCTTTCGCCCATTCGTGAAACTCAATCAAGGTGTAGTAGATGTTCTTCTGACCTGAAGCTTTAATCGTTTTAGTCACGATAGCAGCGCTTGAAATATCTTGTGTATTGCTCTGCAACGGCAAAAAGACAGGCGCTTGAACAAATGACACTCTCACTCGTCCATTATCCACATAAGGCCTCATAGCAAGACCGCCCAAAGCAAGACAACTCTCAAGATAGCGCTCAAAATTCTTGTTAAAGCGGTCATTCTTTAAAGTCTCTTGAATGAATTCGTCTGCCTGCTCGTCGTCCAATTTAATCGAAGCTTGTTCATTGAATACCAAGCTTGCAATCTTCTTAGCAGCGGTCCGAGCGATTGGCAAATGGGTCGCTTCTCTTTGTTTCTTGATGCCGTCCGTATTTATGTAAGTGATTTTGTCAGCGTTGCTCTGATAGTATCTTAAATTCTCGTTGATTCGACGATACTCTGCGCTTGTCACTGCGATTTTAGGATGGTCTGTGATACTTGCGAGACTTTCTGTAGTCATTGCGTACTGTCCTCTCTTAAATAGATTTTTGACAAATTGTATAATGCCCATTTACTGGCTCCTTGTTGCTAAAAATTGGCGTAACGCTTATAAAATACGTTCACACTATATCTGAATTCGTCCATTGCGTGGTTATCTTTATCAATCGGTCGGCCGTTATCATCTCGGCTATAAAGACCAATCTCTTTCAAGAAATAGTAATGGTCGTACTCTTCCTCAGAGTGATTGATAAGCAAGAACTGACCTGAAGAGATAATGTTTTGACCACGCTCAATACCTACCTCAATACCCTTCGCCTTACTGCTGACGTCATGGGCATTGTTTAAAGCCCCTCTTGTCTGAATGCCTAGCTTGTGCAATTCCTCTCGTAAGGATCTACACGCTGGGTCAATCCAGACATCGGTATAGCGCATTTGATACTTGCTAACGCACCATTGAATGAACGCTCGAAGCTCGACCGCATAAGTAGACATGGCTTTAACTTGACCAGTCTCGGCTCCACTATGGTAGTAATGAGCTACACGGTTTAGTCTAAAGAAGGTCTTGCCATCCTCTCTATGTTTCGTAACAATGTTACATGACATCGATGTGGCGTCAGATTGCCCACCATCGCCGTTGAAGTACATTTCCATAGGTTCGCCGACTAAACTATCCTTGATGTTCTTATCAAGATCAAATAGGCCATAAATAACACCCTGAGGCATCACCCTCTGACCAAGTACGTCTCTCTTGTAGAGATAAGGATTTTTCTTAAGCGATTGAATAATAGATTGCTTACGCTCTTCAGACAGAATCGGATTGTCGTCCATGGTCCAATGCGTCCAGCGGGTGTTCTGAACGTCAAATACATCCTTAATAACTGGATGTTGAGGTGCTGGAGGGTTCAGGTCAGCTAGATGATATCTTAGCTTAGCAGCCCACGTCCGTCTGAATGCTTCCTGGATAAAATCCATATTCAGTAGGTTTATCTCACAAAAGACTACCGATCCTAGTGACATACCAGTGATAGCTCCCACACTGTTGGCTTTACCGCCCCCTTTATAATAGACTCGCTTAGTTCCATTTGGTGTATTGATTAAGAGGTGGTCTCCGTGCTCGTCATGCTTGATTTTACAATTTCCATCGAAGATGTGCATTAGACCTGTGCCGTCGCCGTCAATAAATAGACGGTAGGCTTGCTCTTGATTGTATGCAGCTATAAGATGGTTCTCGTCTGGTGACTCAATCAAATATCTTGCGTATCTGAAATGACCAGCGGTTGTCTTACCGCTTCGAGGCGTGCCCTCGTTGACCTCAAGCTCATAGTTGAACGGTCTACGAATGATGTTGAGTTGTTTGTTTGAAAAATCAATCTTCAACCTCATCACCACCTTTTACCGCATTTAAGAGAGCTTCCATGAGAGTAGTATCGGACTTAGAGCCTTGATTTCTCTCAATCTTGATTTTGAGCAATTCAATCTCTTGTCTGATTTTCTCATCAGTCAATTCATAGTCTTTCCATGCTATGTTATTCATGCCGTCCAAAGCCGAAAGAAAGGCGTTTGAATTAGCTTGTCTAATACCTTCATTCTCGATGCTTGCCCTAGCTTTATTTTTTAGCCATTCATACTCATTAAAAGCCTGTTCTCTGGACCATAGAGACATGTTCGAGAACTGTTTGAGCAACTCACGATACCTTTGTAAAACCTTAGTATTTTGAAGTAAGACAGAAGCATTGC